GGTTGTACCTGTGAACGCGGTGTTCGGTCTCGCTGTGGACTGGTCTTGCCCTTTACCTGGGGTGTGGGCAGCGTCACCCCAGATACCGTTGCCATTCAGGCCGGCACCACGCAAGAACGAACCACGGAAATCAGGCAAATGGCCCGCTTTGATGTCTGTATTGGTGGCCAGCAGAGTGGTCAGCTCTGGGTAGTCGGTGGCGTTGACTGCTGAGCCATCGCAGATCAACCAACCAGCAGGTGCTGTTGCAAACGGCCACGCCATGATCGAACCGATCGGGGCGCCGATGCCGAGCATCATGCTGCCGCCGGTCAGGTCCATGCTGCTGGCGGCTGCGCCACCACCTAGCTGCACCCAAGCCGTGGTGCCAGGGTCGTAGCTGAATAGCCCCGGCTTGTTGCCTGCGATGGTGCTGTTCAGCACCAGATACACCTCTGACGGCGGTGCCGTAGTGGGCAGATCAGCGTCGGTCGGGACGTTATGGACGCCAGCCGTCAGTGGAATCTTCTCCCACGGGGCTGCAGTAACAGCAGGCACTGCTGGCGGGACACCGCCTGGACCTGCAGGCGTGCCCGCCACCGCTGCCGTACCGGGTGCGGTATCCGTAGCCGAGACAGTGGCGGTGGCTCTCCAGATCGAGCCCTGGTAGTTCACCAGCGAGCCCTTCTCGTAGTTGCCTGCTACCCATGCCTTCAGGCCGTAGAGCACATCAGCGCGGCTGCGGGCCAGCAGGTCACCGCCGATCTGCACATACCGCAGCTGAGGTGCGGCGGCAGTGCCGCGGTTCGCAATCTGGATCCAGTCACCCACCTGCAGCACGGCGTTGGTGATGTGTGACGCGCTGCCGTGAACATCGCCCGCCTTCATCACATAGCCGGCTTGACCAGTCCACACCCAGTAGTGACCGACCTTGGCCAAGTTGGCGGCAAGGTTGGCGGGATCCGTCAACGCCAGATCAGGCAAGTCGGTCAGGTGCGCTGCACCGATCACCGTGCCGCCGTCCTGTTGCACCGTGCCTTCGAACAGGCTGAGCGATGCAATCGCCGCCTGCATCGTGTCAGTGCTGAACAGCGTGACCCAGCTGCTGCCGTTGTAGACCTTGATCGCTTCGTGGTTGTTCTCGGTGACGAACTCCAGGTCGCCCGACTGCATCCCGTAGGGCTGGTCGCCCTCAGCCATCGTGGGCTTGATCCAGTCCTTGATGTTGACGATGCGGTAGCCGCCCATCGGGGCTGCTCCGCCCAGGCGCGTCACCGTGAAGGTGATGTTGCCCAGCAAACCGGGGAATGCCAGCGAACTGCCGAGCACCGTTTCCTTGTCGCCGATCGCGTAGCCCGTGCCCGGCGTGGTCAGCGTGGCGGTGATCAGACCAGACGCTTGTGCCGTCAAATCGGCAATAGCGCCGATACCGTTTCCAGACAGCGCCATGGGGCGCCCGACATCCTGCGTGCCGGCCAGCGCGGTGATGGTGGCAGCATCTGCTGGGTTGTCGCTCTCGACCGTCAGCGTGGCAATCGGGCCGGTGTGGCCGATGCTGTCGTCAAAGGCGTAAAGACGATCGATACGGTTGCCCGCCAGATCGAACTTCACGAAATACAGCTGACCGTCCAACGGCCTGCGCGTTGGATCCGGGTCCTGAACGCTCGGCAGGTTGCTCAGACGGGCAACAAAATGCACGCCACTCTGAGACTGCAGCGTGCGCAAGTTGACCGCATCGTCTGCTGCAACGGGGTCGGCAATCTTCATCACCCGCTGCCCGTCCGCGTTCAAACCGCCGCGAACGTGGAAAGGCTGCAGAGACATAGCTAAGAGGGCAGCCGAGCCACTTCGCCCCGACGCTGCCCCCTAAGTCTATGAATGACTCAGAGCAGTAACACTCGGCCCCGCAACGTGGTCAAGGCAAGGTTGCTGCTGATGGCAAGCTGCAGACCGCCGGTCGCTGTCACGCTCGGCGTAAAGGTCAGCACCGGTGGTGCTACGCCCATCTGCACCTCATACACCGACGAATAGCCGGTGTCGGTGCCATTGCCTTTGCTGACGGCGACCTCAACGAACAGCGTGCCCTGGGCGGCCTGCGCCCACAGATCCACCACCATCGCGTCGCCCTGCAGATCCACCGCCACGGTCTGCGGGGTGTTGGCCGGTACGGCAACGTCGTTCTGCAGGATTGGCTGCAGGTTGCCGTTACCGCCCCCGCCGCCAGCGGCGATGCCCATCGAGGGGGCGCCCATCCCGAAGAACCGGCCGCCACCTCCACCACCGCCGTTGAAGCGGCGAACGGCTTGATCCAGGTTCTGCTTGGTGGCCAGCAGGTCTTGGCCTGGACCCCAGCCGATGCCGCTCTTGGGTCCGTAGATCCGCCAGTTGGCGTGGTCGATCGCGTAGTCGCCTTCCTCACCTACGGCACCATCAGGTGCGCCGGTGAAGGAGTGGATGGTGCGGCCGTCAACTCCTGCAGGGCCAGGAACACCAGGGCGGCCAGGAGCGCCCTGAGGACCAGTTGGCCCCACCACCTTGCCGGCATTGATCACCTCACCGTTGGTGAGCATCAAAGCCAAGGAGCCGTCTTTGAGCACCTGCGCGAACGACACGCCGACACCGTTGGCGCCGTCGTTGCCGTTCAGTCCGTCGCGGCCATCAAGGCCATCGGCCCCGGGGCTGCCCATCTCGCCCGGCTCGCCCTTCGGGCCGGTATCGCCTTTCGGGCCTTGCGGGCCAATACGACCCTCGGGCAGCGCTATCCGAAAAATGCGGTCGTCGGTCGTGACCAGCGTGAACCCCTCGGGATCCACCTGCCGGATGTCTCGGATGCCTCCGCCTTGGACTTCCTGGAGGTCAGCCATTCGTTTCGGACTCCTTGGCGGTACGCCGCTTCTTGGTTTCGGGAGGCAGCGTCGTCATCGCCGCTTGATGCGGGCTGTCGGGTAGCCCGTTGATCCGACGCTTGTACGCCTCCCAATCCACCTCGCCTACGGGAGACCACGGGCCAGGTATCCATGAAGGCGACATAACGCAGATAAGTCTCCATCCAATCTACGCAAGTTCCAAAGGCAAAATCCTGCAGCGGCAGTTCGGGTGGACCGGCGGTGAATACGGGAAGTCGTCGCGGTCTTCCTCTTCCAAACCATGAAGCGGCGAGCATATTGGACACGTCCGCTCGTCCAGCACCGCACTCCACACCCACAGCCGCACGTCCTCTTCGTCCCACACCTGACGCTCCGATTGCGTAGCGACGGTCCAGATCGACTGCGCAATCGTTGCCTCTACGCGGTTGCGGATGGCGTTGAGCACCGTTCCCTTGCGGATCGTCAGTTGCGGCCGCCCGCGATTCACCACCTCCGGCACGATCTGACGCACGATTTCGTCGGTGGTTAGGCCCTCCATCAGGCCGCGCTCCACCGTGCGATCCACCAGCTTCAAGATCGCCTTCATGAATTGGCTTGGGCTGCGCCGCTGGAAGTAACTCCGCAGCGAATAGCCCCCAAACACCTTCACCAGATCCAGCAACTCGCCGGCGGTGAAGAAGCTGTAGGTGCTGCCATCTCCGTTGAGATGGTCGTGCGCCATGCCCAGCGTCGTGTACTGCAGGCGCTCCAACTCCTCGCCCAACAGGTCGCGGAACGTGTCGTTGAAATCAACCAGCGCGTCCTCCAGCAGCGGCCGGATGTTCTGGTAAGCCAGGCGGCGTGAGAGTCCTTCGTCCGGGACGCTCAGGCGGATCAGGTCGCGGATCCGCACCACACTCGCCACCAGTAGCGGGCGCAGACGGGCGAATACATCCCGCTCGATCGACCGCAGCTCACGGTCGATCCGGCGCAGGTAAGCCTCGTTGTTCACTTGGACTTGTGCTTACCGGGGCGCAGTGGTGTCGGCAGCGTGCTGCTGCCTGTCTGGCTGCCCTTGCCTGCTTTGCCGCTGGCCACACCGCCCTGCTTCGCACCCACGCTGGTGCTGGTGGAGCCTGGTGCCACCGGGTCGGGGGCGTGCTCAGCCTGGACCGCAGCCAGCTCGTCGGCTTTCTCCACTTCGCGGGCCATCTGCTCGTCCAGGTAGTCCTGCGCCTTGGT